GGAGAAGGCTAGTGTAGTCCAGGCTATGCGCGAGAAGGCTTCTCGTGTCCAACCATTATATAACAAAGGTGGCTATCAGGTCGCATCAGTCAATGATGATCCAGCTACCCTTGGTTCACGTTCTCGGAGGCTTTGATATGATTCCGATTGGTCTAATAAATCGTGGAAATATCTTTCCACTATTATGTGTATCAATCCTCACATCTCATGGTGTAGGTTCTATTCTGGAAAAGATAGTGGAACCTGGTTTAAATTGGACATATGTTCTGGCCTTTGGTATCACGACATGGGCCTGGATTCGTCTATATGATTATATTTTCAAAGATATAGTCACCACCTCAATCAGAGGCACTCTACAATTTCTTATTCAAGAAGGTAAGATCAAACAAAGCGATGTGGATTTAGAAAATGACTGAATATCTGGAATTGAACGGCGATGATTGGCATGATTATTTGCGCCATTCGGTATTGATGGTGTCATTTGACAAGGTGAATGGTGAACGGCGTGATATGACATGCACGTTAGATCGCAAATATTTGCCTATTGATCAGCAAGCCGATGCAGTGGTTGCGAAGCCTAATAAGGCTTCCTTGGTTGTATGGGATCTAAATGCTAATGGTTGGCGGAGTTTCCGTCTAGATAGGGTCATCAACATTCAAGAGGTGAGTTACCCATGACTAAGTTAAATGTGACAGGTCTCAAGCAAAAGGCTAAGAGTCTTGGACCTGGTGCAGATGGAACCTATGCACATATTGGTGCGCGTGGCGGCACAGAGATGATGATGGATGGTCTGCGTCGTTATGCGGATCGAACTTTGCTTGAAAAGTTTAATATCATTTGTTCGCGCGTCACTGGTAAGCTTGACCCAGATAAAAATCATATTCTATGGCTCCATGATACATGGGATGATCCGGAGTCGCAGCATCTAGCTGATGATGCTTCGCGCAAGCGGTTTAAGAAACTGGTATTCGTATCAAATTATCAGCAAGCCACCTATAATATTGGATTGAGTGTACCTCATTCTGAAGGTGTTGTTCTTCCTAATGCTATTGATCCGATTCCTAAGCATGATAAGCCTTGGATGCATGAAGGAAAGATTAATCTAATCTATCATACGACACCGCATCGTGGTTTGGAACTTTTGGTGCCTGTGGTCGAGCATCTGGTAGAAAATGGTTATCCAATTCATCTTGATGTGTATAGTTCTTTCTCCATCTATGGATGGGCCCAGCGCGATGAGCCATATAAAGAATTGTTTGAGCGGATCAAGGCTCATCCAAATATGACGTATCATGGTTATCAACCAAATGATATCGTGCGCGAGGCCTTAAAGAAGGCACATATCTATGCATATCCAAACATCTGGCCTGAGACTAGCGCGATTAGTGTGATCGAGGCAATGAGTGCTGGCTGCACTGTGGTGTGTCCAAATCATGCTGCATTACCAGAAACTACCGCGAATTTTGCAGCAATGTATCCGTTTGTTGAAAATTACAATGATCATGCAAATCGATTTGCCTCAGTATTGGCCGAGGTGGTCAATGGTTATTGGGATGAAGGTAACCAGAATAAGATGAAGTTTCAAAAGATGTATGTTGATAACTTCTATTCATGGGATCTTCGTGCGCGTCAATGGAATAGCTTTCTTTCAAGCTTGGTGGAAAAATGAGAAAACTCAAAGCGCCTATCTCTGAAGCCAAATATATCGGAGAAGAGCCATCATGGGATGGTGTCACGCCTGATTCCAGTCGTATCATATATGCATATAACTGGTATCGGGCTGTACTTGATCCCAAGATGGCGCGCGTTATCTTAGGCGATTATATGAAATCAGTCGGCTATTCAGAGGATGATATCGATGTCCTGGATCACGTCGAAGATATGCGCTTTGAGATCAATACTCTACCAGCACTAGGTCGCATGGTGATGCGCGGCCTTCAACCTAATGAGCAACAAACCATTAGGTTGACGCTGGAATTGGAACAGCTAATTAAGCATGGTCGCGAGCGCAAGGCTGAAAAGGACGCTGCTCGTCGACCAAAGCCTAAGACACAAGCAACTGTGCAGGTTGATGCTGTTGGTGATGTAATGTTTAAGGTCGAATATGCAATCGATCAAGGCGAGCTGGTTGATGTCGGCGGCCTTCTCAAAACTCATACACCTAAGCCTGCTGAGATGGCACCTGAAGCACAAAGATATGAACGTCTGATTGAAGAAGTCAAGCACGCACTTGACCGCACAGATATGGAATGCGTAGAATGTTATCGTAGCTATACAAAGAAACAGCTGCGTGATATGCTTGCGCGATATGCTGGTGTGCTTCAGGCCATCAATCTTTATTGTTCAGCGAATATCAAGACACCGACACCTCGTAAGGTGAAGCCAAAGACTCCGGCTAAGTTGGTCGCAAGATTGCGTTATTTGCAGAGTGCTAAAGTTCTGGACTCTACGTTCGATAGTATCGAACCTAAAGATATTATTGGCGCATCGGAAGTTGTGCTTTATAATGTGGATAGGAGATTAGTGTATAGGTATGTCGCGCCGTTAGGTTCAAAGTTGTCTGTACATCGCACTAGCATTAGTGGCTTTGATCCAGAACTTTCTTCAAAGAAAAGGTTAAAGCAGCCTGATGTTATGATTCAACGTTTATTGTCAGGTGGTGCTAAATCTGTTGGAAAAACTTATGAATCCATCAAAACAAAGCCAGGTATTGTCAATGGTCGGGTCAATGAAGATATGCTAATTCTGAGAGCTGTGAAATGAAGGTATTACAACAAAAGCAATGGCATGATGAATTAAAACAATGGGTTCATGCTTACATTGATCAAAACTGTATTATCAGAGGTCGTAAGATGCCTGGTAAGAGACCTGGCACCATGTATACATGGATGTTTTATTTGCGTCGAGGATTATTCAATCATCGGTTCAATAGCGCGATAGCTCAGTTATTTTATTATGAAGTAAATGAAAAGATTGGACATTCAAACTTTCAGCTAACCGGATTGGAAACTGCTGCAACACCAATGCTGGCTAGTTTTCCTCTTGTTGGTGGCATATATGGCTATGATATCAATGCATTTGTTGTTCGTAAGCAACGTAAGGAATATGGCCTACGCAATATAATTGAAGGCATTCCTAATGACAAACCTGCCATGATAATTGATGATCTATGCAACTCAACACTATCGATGGCAACATGTCATAATGTTCTTATTGATGAAAAAATTGATGTATTACCATTTGCATTTGCCATAGTAAATAAGGTTAATCCTGGTGTTCATCATCCAGCAAGAACCAAACATGACATGTATTTGCCTAAAGGCATAGAGGTTATATCACTATTTTCCATGTCAGATTTTAATTTATATAACCCATCGCACTAATCATGTTGCCATGTACATACATCCTCGACTATGATACTATACATAGAGAGGGATAAGGACATTCATATGATTCTGGTTGATCTAAACCAGGTGATGATATCAAATCTGATGGTTCATCTGGTACATAACAAGCAAGTGGTGGATGAGGATCTCGTCCGCCACATGGTGCTTAATAGCTTGCGTGGCTATAAGCAAAAATTCTCACGCGATTTTGGCGAGCTGGTTATCTGCTGTGATGACAAGCGTTATTGGCGCCGCGAGATATTTCCACAATACAAGGCTAATCGCAAGAAAGATCGCGAGGCTTCTGGTATCGACTGGTCAACGCTGTTTGATACAATGGCAAAGATCAAGGAAGAATTGCGCGAGCACATGCCATACAAGGTAATTCAAGTGGCTCGTGCTGAGGCCGATGATGTCATTGCATCTCTGTGCCATTACTACGGTAAGTTTATCAATAGCGATGGTAATGAACCAATCCTGATTCTGTCAGGTGACAAAGACTTCGCTCAGCTACAGAAATATGCAAACGTTCATCAATATGCACCAATCCAGAAAAAGATGCTGCCTATTGACAACCCAGAACGATTCCGCCGCGAGCATATCATGGTCGGTGATCGTGGTGACGGTGTGCCTAACTTCCTGACAGAAGATGACGCACTGGTTGCTGGTCGTCGCCAACGTCCACTGTCTCGCAAGAAGATCGAGGAGTGGTGCAGCATGGAGCCCGAGCAGTTCTGTGACGATGCAATGCTTCGTGGTTATAAGCGCAATCAGATGTTGGTTGATCTTGACATGGTACCTGATGAGATTCAGAAGGAATGTATAGAATGTTTTGATCAGGCAACGCCTGCACCACGTTCATCTATGATGGCATATTTTATGTCTAAGCGTTTGCGTCAACTTACCGAATCTATTAGCGACTTCTAGGAGGCAATTATGGCAGTAAAGACTCTCGCATCAATCGTGGGCGAGATCGAAAAGCAAAGGACTAAGGCTGGTCAGGTCAAGGCAATTCTTGACAATGACAGCGAAGTGCTTCGTATGGTATTTGAATTTACCTATGATCCATTTCTGCAATGGCTTGTGCCTGAAAGCGAACCGCCATATAAACCATTGGCCGAGGCGCTTGATCAGGAAGGCAACTTCTACCGTGAAATTAAGAAGCTTGTCTATTTCACGAATACACCTGATGGTATGAATACAAAACAAATGAAGCGCGAGCAGTTGTTTATTCAGGTGCTAGAGAGTATTGATCCTGAAGATGCAAAACTGTTGCTGCGTATGCGTCGCAAGGAACTTAAGGTTATGGTTGGCGCAATCAAGGAAGCTTATCCCAAGATGACTGGGCATTGGAAATGAATAGAGATGTTGCCTTAATTGTAGGTAATGGTACCTCGCGAAAGAATGTCGACCTTAGACATATGGTATCATTGCTGGATGAAGATCGTCCAGTAATCTATGGTTGTAATGCAATCTATCGAGAGTTTCAGCCGACATATGATCTACCAGATTATGTGATCGCGATAGATGATGGAATCATGAATGAACTACAATCCAGTGGTTTTCCAAAAGAAAAGGTGTTACTACCTTTGCCCGGAGAACGTTGGGAACCTGAAGAACTTCACCCAAACGGCAATAGACCTAGATCAAATGCTGGTATGTGCGCGATGAAAGCGGCTATTCGAGATGGCGCAAAGACATTGCTGTGCATTGGATTTGATTCATTTTTATTTGGTCGTGAACAATCTGTTAGTAATTTATTTGATGGTACCGATAATTATGGACCAGAGACTCGCGCATCAGAATATGATAATCCAGGTCGAATAAAATTTATGAAATACCTTGCTGGTAAAAACCCCACGGTTGATTTCATATTCATCTATCCTGATGGTATGGATGCTGTACCCATCGGACAACCTAATACATATCAAGTAACATATGAGGAGCTTTTAGGATTAACATGAGAGTACATGTAAGAGGCCAACTTGGTACGCAGCTTATTCAGGCATTTGTCGGCATCGGCCGCCTTGGACCTGATGAAACACCAACAATCGTTGTAAACAGCGGTGGTGGTGTGGCAGGTGCCAAGACTTCACAGCTGCATTGGGTAACTGATCCACAATGTGAGATTCGTGAGGATTCTGATGGTGTACGTAAGACTCCATATTGGAATCCTGGTGCGGCTAGCATGGCATTTAAGGGTAGAGATAAAACTCTAAAGTATCTTCCTTTGCTTGATCGTCAACCAGAACCAGAAACCAAATCTACTACAAAAAAGATTGTGGTACATGTTCGTGGTGGTGATAAAGATATCGCATCGATTGACACCTATCGGAAACTTGTGGAACTTGCGAAGCAGAAAAATCCTCGCGCCGAGATTGTAATCATTGGTGATGATGATAATGTTCTTGACAAGTTGCAGGATCTTGCTACAGTGGTTACTGGTGAACCTGAGGCTGATTGGTTTAGGGTACTCGATGCAAATCATGTTTATTGCGGCCCAAGCGCATTTGTCGGAAGTACTCTTTTGTATGATACCAAGAAGAAGGTATCTGTGATGGGCAAAAATTGGTGTGATGGTTCATATCATGCGCTAGAAGATGATTTGGTATTCTTTGAAGAAGCAAAATCATTCTGCCCTAATTTGGAGATTCTAGTGTGAGAATAGGTCGGCATGATGACTGGAGTGAATATGATTCTGTGGCCGCTGTCATGGGTGGTCACAGTGAAGCTTTGACTCTTGCGAAGAGTTCAGCCAAAGCCAATCATATGATACAATGTTGGAATCTTGCTAAGGAATCTTTGCTGGCCTATGGTTGTAGACCAGATCAAGCTGAACAACTCATGTCTGTGACAAAAGATTTGCGTCAGCTTAATGCATGTCAAGACCTTGAT